AACAGATAAGAAGTTAGCAACAATGTTTGGCATATAACCAGACAAATATTTCGAATCGTTATTTATGTATTTTTCGATTAATTCGTGAACATTTGTTCCACGTTGTGAAGCACGAAAGGTGATTTGATCAGCTCTCTCTTCACCGATTCTTTTTCGCCATTTCGCAATTGAATCCTTGGACAAAATACTAAGAACGGTAGTAATCGACGGATACTTGGTTCCAGTCGGTGTGGCATATCTACGACCAGATTCTTCTGTAACAGATTCAAGATCATTGTATCCCAAATCGACATTCACATGTTCAAACATAATTTATCTCTACACTCTTTTTTTGAGTTTACCTTTACGTAACTTCGCTTCGTACACTCTTCTTTGTTTACGGTTAAGTTTTGATAGTTGTTCTTCAGACAAAACTTCTCGTGAATCTAATGCAATCTCAATTTCTTTCTTTTCTATTTTTTCTTGTTTCTTTGTTTTGTGCACCACTACCTCAACATTTTTTCCTTGAGGAATTTTCAATTCATCGTGATCGTGATGTAGAATGAATCGAGTCTGATTTTCGAATTCTTTAAATAGATGATACCATATTGGACGCCAGTTATTCAAGAGCCTATAATTATTTGTGTTCGATCGATCACTACTCAAATACACATCAGTAATAGATCTCATATTAAAATCTAAAAGTGTATCGAATCCGTACATATGAATTTCTTTGGGACTGAACTTAGTTGCCGCAAAGTGTGCTGCCATATGTCCACAATTAAAGTTGGTAGCTGACAATGGGTCACCTTCAGGCCCACAATACTTGGGTACGTGCAGATAAAACTCTCGAATATTTTGAGCATATTTCAAATAGAAAGTGTGTTGTTGTTCCATCCAGATCTTAGGTCGATTACCCAAAACCCAACGGTACATATCTAGATTTACGTGACCTTCGGTCAACGCCATCATCATTTTAAAATCAACCATTACGGTTGCATACACGTTCTTGACGTGAAACGGAGGCATATTACAAACTAAACGAACGCCTTCTGGTTCATTCATTTCGTCCCATAATACACTCTTATCACCATTACCAATAATGTGAACAACTTCGTTCTTATTCATTATACATTATTTTCCTAATCTGTTCTTTACCTTTAAATCCAGTCCAATGCATTGCCAGTTTTTTAGGATTATCATCACCGTCAAGCACTTGAAGACGTAACCAGTTGTATATATTAGGTAAAGTAGTGATGTTTGTCATTCTCTTTAATGGAGATTCTCTGAGCATCTCGTGCAACACTTCTTGATCACCAACCGCTGGATTCATTCTACACTGTTGTTCCCACAATGTCAAGATGTTTGGTTTATCGATTATACCGACAACGCCGGAGTTGTGCCAAGTTTCACCTCGACGTTTTGACCAACCCACATCTTCAGCCATCGCCAGTTTGTTGGGTTCAAACAGATCGAATATTCCAGACATATCACCTAAGATATGAATGTCAGTATCCAACCAACAAACATACTTTCCATTTGTTCTACTTAACGCCTGTGGTTTATAAAACCATCCACCCGCGAATTGTTTGGTTACTTGAAATATATCAGCAAAACCACCAATCTGGTAAGCCCAAGCACGAGTCGCATCACTGACTCCAAAGTCAGCGAACACTATAGGAGTCTTATTGTGTTTCAGGTAGTTTTTCATAAACCACGGAAGCATCCATTCGGTATTTTGGTCACATCCGGTAACAAAGCACTTATCGAACGATTTCATATTTTTCACCGTTGTTCCAATTATGTTTTGCTAGACATCCTTCTGTTCTTTGAATTGTTGTGAAGTAATCTTTAGCAACTACAGGCCATGGATAGAACTCTTCCAACCACGGAAAGTGTAAAAGGTTTAGATAAACGTCTGTCGGCCCACCCTTGGTCTTGGCAGTTTCAATTAGGATTTTTGCTCCAGCTGGTTTGAGTCGATATGCGTGTGCGCCTGGAAAATAATTCTTCGACACAAGTGGGCCAACACCGATAAACATCGGTGTGTTATATTTTCCGTAACTAGGTTGACCCAAAGATATCGCCTTATCGTAAGTGATGTATCTTGGAATGTTGTTGATTGCCACTGCATCGTGTTCGAAGATCTGATACTCTTGATTGTCCCGAACACAGTTTTCCCATAGAGTGTAGTGTGACAAAAAGGCAGACATACACGATTCTAAGTAAGAGTATTTTTCAACAAACCCTTCAGAGTTTATACCCTTTTCTTCAAAGATTTTTTGTGGATCGTCTTTGGGTGTAATTGCATCAAACATCTGAACATCATACTCTGGCATAGAACGAATGCATCGATTCGCAGCGTCAACAGATTTTTGATTTGACTTGATTGTTATAACAAATGATTTCATTTTTCTAGTACGTCGTGTTTTGGTTCCCAACCATATTGTAACAAAATTGTAGGGTCAGCGCAAGTGTTTTCTCTCTCACCTGTCACTTCTTTTACTGGAAGATTGTTATCTGGCCACAAGTGATCTGCCAGTTCCTTTACACTGTGTGGTTTACCATTACCAACATCGATTGCTCGATGTGAACACATTTCGTCAAAGTTGTCAAGACAAAGGTCGATAGCGGAACATACATCTTCGACGTGAGTCCAGTCACGAGTGTGATTGGTGATGTACGAAACATCTTTATGAAGCAATTTATCATATAACATATCGGGTCTAGAGTCAGGCCCATAGACCGTATGAAAACGTAATCCCAAAGTGTATGCTGGTGCAATCTGTTCGCAAATCTTCTTTGTAGTTGCGTAAGGAGACTGCCACCACTCGTAGATACTTGATGATGACGCCCACACGATTGGCGTACCAAAGTATTCATCAAAGATACGTTGTGTACCATCAACGTTCATTGCCCAAAAATCTTCAGGGATCTGATGAGATCGACGAACACCAGCAAAGGCACCCAAATGAACAACTGCATCAATCTCAGGATTCCAATTGACTTTGCGAACGTCTTCGAGTATATCGATACATTCAAAATCATATTTGTGTTCATACAATCTTTTAAAGTTTCGACCAATGAACCCCTTCGCGCCTGTTAATAATACTTTCATAGTTAATTTCCGTGAGATGTGTTTAGGTTGACCTTATTATATCTGACCGGAGATGGATTTGCATATTCCATAAGAATGTTTTTCGAGTTAATGTGAAAATCAGATTGTTCCAGTCCATTTTTTTCAGCTGCATCTAAAATTTTTCTCGCACCTTTGGGCGTTACACAATATGCAGCAGTGCCAGGTGACATCATATATCCTTTATATATCGTATTTTTATAGTACCGTAAAGGATAGTCTTCTGGAAATGTTTTTACTCCATTGAGTGTAAAAGGTGGTTGCCATTTGTTGAGATGAGGATAGGTTGCAAGTACTGTGGGCGGTTTAAAACAATAGTCCATTGACAGAAAAAGAAACTCTTCGAATCTCCAATTGTCCTGATAAGGCCCAATACAAATTGCATCGTGTTCTATAAACGCCATAGGTTCGTTAGCATCGACAACATCTCTGCAAAGTGTTAAGTTGTTAAAGAGACAACTTTTTTTGATCAAATATTTTTGAGGTTCGTTATTATGAATGCCTTCTAATCTACCGTTTTTAACATCCGGATAGGGAAAATCATTCTCGTCAATTGTGTTGGGTGTAATACCGGGCCACATCTCAACGTCCCAATCATATTTTTTAAATGAATTGTATGCTTGTTCTGCCTGTCTTTCGGAGTCTTCCCTACCCTCGATGTAGATGATCCTACCTTTCATTATTCGATCAAACCTCTCTTTCGATCATTCTCGAATATGGGTCTTGCAAATTGTCCTGCATAATGTATGAAGTTTTGATTCCTGTATGGTGAGATGCCGTCTAGATTGTGAAACGGTACCATAAAATTCCATTTAGTGTCTAATACATAAGAGTTGTCATAATTTTGTGAACGGAAAAAATTCATATAACTCTGATCTGAGTGTATATTCTCAATTGGTGGGATTTGTTTATCGACCACGTAACTAATGTAATCATATAGTTTTCTTCCGGTTTCTCTATCCACCATCTGAACACCACCATTGACAAATTTATTTTGCGGAACTCTATGCACTCTTGTGAACTTATCCCAAGGCTTTCCTAGATCCTGTACACCCATATGCCCCTTGATTTTAGGTAAGGGTTCAGCCCAAGGTGGAATGTAAATGTCGTTGTCCAAAGTAACTACCGCATCGTAGTTGGGTTGATTCATATTTAAATAACGAACCAAGGTTGAACTCTTGTTTTTACCACCCTTCGAATAATCATAGTCTCTAGGTTTATCATCATAGTTAAAAAACCTAATGTTTTTGTCTTTAGGCTCTTCAGTGATCATCGTATAGTCGTAACCGTATTTTTCACAATACCGTTTCACAGTTGGTACTAAAAATTCAGTAAACTTGTCGGAGACACCGGCATAGTTATCCTTATACAAATAACCGGCTGTTCCAATCGTGACTTGAATAACCAAAACTTTCATTGTCATTCACCTTTGTTTAATAATGACATACAAGCATCATAGACCTGATCTACAGTTATAGAACCGTTAGCCTCTTCACAATGAGAACATAAAATTTTCATACCACAAGGTGTGTCTGGATGTTCATAGTAAAGGTTTACATTTCCCTCATAACTCATAACATTCGGGTGTAGCAACCCACCCATTATATTTACACAAGGAATATTCATACCAGAAAGAACGTGAATATAGAGTCCATCAAACGAAACACCTAGTTTACTGGATTCTAAACAAGCAAGGTTTAATCGTATATCCGGAACCTCGATGTTGATTGCGTTTCGTAGTTCTGGTTCTTGAAAATTACCGCCTGGTAAAAATCGAACAACCTGTATATGTTCACTGAGTCGATCAACCAGTTGTTGAAATTTATCGAACCCCCAGTTTTTATTTTCGTTAAAGAAGGTGTTTTTATAATCCGGATTGACTACTATCCAGTTTTTATTTACCTTATGTAATCTTAAAATCTGTTCAGCCTGATTCCTTTCCCTATCGGAAAATTTTAATTTGAAACGTTTTGGTTTGTAGTCTCTGAATTTTACTTTGCTATCAGTCTGTTTATCAATGTAATACTTTACTGGTGATTGTGCGCCAGAGGCATCATCCCTTCGGTTGACACTGATTACACCGATACCTTCAGTCTTTGTCAAAAAGTCTACATTGTCGAATAGTACTGACCAACCAGAACCACCAACTGGGCGGACTTTCATCCCAGTCTTCTTGTGAATTTTTTCTGCTTCACCCAGAAACATCAGATCATCACCAAACCCCATAATCAATAATCCTTGTGTGATTTATATTCAGTGATGTTTGATCCACTCAACTCGTTGATAATTTTTTTCACTCTTGCTCTTTCGTCATTAAACATATAAACACTTCTAGCTAGGAGAATGAAATCCTCATCAAACAATTTGTTTCTTTCGTGTTCACGTTTTCCGTCTTCAATAACCCAACAAGACTCGTTTATTGATTTTAAAACGTTTACCATCAATCGGACGGGTTCAGGTAAGTTTTCAGGAATGTTAGATTCAAGTATTTCTAATTCTTTCTTGGCACTATCAATTCCGTGATCAACCTTTATCTGTAGTATCGTGATTTTATCAAACAATTCACCAATACTAATTTCTGCCTCAATCATTTAGTTTCTTCTCTCAATATCATCTTCTTCACACTTATCACCATACTGTACCTCTAATATATGACAAGGTGAATTACCAATGTTCTTTGCTTGGTGCCAAGTATTCTTTGGAATGACAAAACTGTCGTGTGTTTTTAATATGTGCAACTCGACGGTTTTTCTTTCCGTTTTCAACTGAAGTTCACCGTGAAGAATGTACCAATGTTCTGCTCGATGGAAATGCCGTTGATCACTCAACGACTTACCAGGCTCTACAATCAGTTCTTTTACTTTTGTATTGGGATACTTTAAAAGAACTTTCCAGTACCCCCAGTCTCTTACTTTACTATCTAACATAAATGTCTTTCAATAATTGATCGACATTCTCTCCACGATTAGGTAACTTATCTTTCAGGAAAAAATGAACGAAATGTGCGTCACGAATTTTAGATTCATCAATAGCAGTATACAACGAATTGTATCTCCAGTCAAGGTGTTTCGTTTTTATTTTTTCTTTCTTGATCCACCAGTTCAACAAAGTCTGATCAGTTGACCATTTCCAAGCCCCTTCACCGTCAACAAACCTTTTGAATTCATATCGGTTAAGAAACTGTTGAGGGGTCTGACCTTTAAGGTACTTCTCAAAAGATTTGTTCATTACCATCAAACCCATATTGAAAAACTCAGCCCCGGCATCATTCCACTTCCAGTCAACATCTGCTAGTGTCGAATACTGCATCTTGGTGTAGTTAACTAGTTTGTGTTTATACCATTGTTGGATTGGTGCTTCCCTTTCACACATCGCTGCGAAATCATAATCAGTGTTAGAAATTTCTTTAAAGATGTTTGGTGCAGAATCTTTGATAAAAATATCTGCATCTACAATGGCAATTTGATCGTAGTCTTTGAAGTACGAGAATGCATTCTCTTTCTCGTAGATAGGAAGGTATCCCCCATACTTCATGTAAGATTCTTGAGATCTATTCGTACTGAAGATATCGGGTTTGATTCTTAAAATAGGTTGTGTTTGAACAACGTGATCGATGTCGTATTTTTCACAATACTTTTTTACCGAATCTATACACGCATCATATAGTTTAAATTTTTTACCGCCGACGTAAACTTGGTAAATCAAACGTTTCATCATATTTGTCCACATCTTTCATCGTATTTTTTGTAAGCTTTGAGGAAGTGTATTTCCTTTCTGATCTATACTTATCGTTTCTTTTTTTCTTGTTTTTCGGATCGAATCTCGAATATTTTGCCATTATTTTTTCCAAAATTTTCCTTGAATCAATTTCACAATCACAACCAAAGGGTTGAATGAATACTTATAAGTCCAATCATATTTCGCATAATCAGTCTTATAGGTTTCAAGTGTACACCATTTACGTTTCCAATTGTCAACGTAAAGTCCCTTATAATTTAGAATTGCGTGTCCACCACCGTTCACAGTAACATAACATATTTTGAACTGGTATGTCAACAGCATCCACAAAAATTTAAATCGACTTTGATCAGCAAGCAACCAAGCAATAGTCAAAGCGTAGTCTTCACAATCACCTTCATCTTTTTCAGCATTGACATCTAGAACCCTCCAGTAATCAGAGGCGTTGTATTGTACCGTATCGTACTCATACTCAAAAAGATTGTTCACTTTTTCTACTGCTTGGTGCTTGTCCATTATATTAACTCTCCGATTTTAAGAGTGTCCAGATGCCCCAGGCTAATCCAGCCCAAGCGAGCAACTTTGCTACTCCGCCAAATAAAATAACTGAACCACATACCGCAATCAATACACCGCCATCCCAAGAGGTTCTTTCACCTAAAAGTTTTCCTAAGTGTTTCATATTGCCTCCAATCGACTCATTAGTCGTTCTGCTCGGTTAGTTACTTGACGATACCATTTTGAGTCACGCCCTTCTACTGCCGCAGTCTTCCAGTCACCGTTTCTAGCTGCAGCACAGAATTTCTTAAAACCCGTTAATCGTGGTCTACCCATATTGAACATCATATTGACAATCACTTGTTGCGCTTCTTCGGGAAAACTATCAAAGTCTTCAAACAGAACATTGCATTCAGAAACAGCAATGTCCAAATCCTTTTCGAAGGCTTCCCATACACGTTCTTCTGACACAGGTGTGTCGAAGGCCTGTCCCCATTCGGGATCTTCATTCGTAATTAAGTGACCCACACCAAATGTGTGATAACCAAGATGATCAGCATAGACCTTGTACTCTACGCCTTCATCTATTTTTAGTGTTTCAAACACTTCCTCTCTGTTCATTGCATTTCTCCGTTATTTTTTAAACAATGACTTTATATCTATAATATCTAAACGGCGCCTTCTGACAACCTTGTCATCGTTCCATTGAGATTGTCCAATGTTGCTAGAAGTTCATCGTAACGTGCGATTTGTTCTAGTTCCTTTTCCAACGTCTCCATAAAATCGCCGTGTTCGGCAACACCCACTGGATTCGCCACAAAAGTTTCCCAATTTGCCACGTGGTATGCACGTTTGCCTTCTAGGTATTGTTTCATTGCTTGTCTAATGTGTAAAGTCATTTTATTCCCATCCATTCTTTTGTCATTATGTAGTCCCTAACAAAATCGCTACGAACAATATCTTCCCAACCAAAAGACACTATACTAAAATGTCTCATATTTCTGAGTATCTCTAAAAAAGTATTCACACCTTTCTTATCTTTTTCTTGTTTAAAATCTGATTGATGATAGTCACCACAAAAAATGATTTTTGTGGCCTGTCCAATCCTTGTGATCACAGAATCTAATTCGTGAAAGTTTAGGTTCTGCATTTCATCAACAACAATAATACAGTTGTCGTATGTCACACCTCTTATATATGAGGTCGAATCAAAAGAGATATATCCATTATGAACTAACTTCTCGTATGCTTTCACATCATTAAATAATTCTGTACAGATGGCACGATAAGGCCCAGTAAATGCATTGAGTTTATCTTCGAGTGTGCCTGGCAAATACCCCACTTCTCGTGTGGGGACAACGCTTCGAATGATCTGCACCGTTTCATATGGTGTAGATTTATCCATCACTTCTTCGAGTGCGAGATACAATGCGAGAAATGTTTTTCCAGTACCAGCAGTGCCAGTGAGAGCGAGATGATCACCTTCTCTCCAAGATAAAAAAGCTTCTCTTTGTTTATCTGTAATGGGATCGACGGTAATCAAATGATCCAAACGGATATTCATTTGTTCAGATTGTTTTTGTTGCTTCATACCTTGATGGTGTTACTTGCGCCCGAACCTTTCTTGATAGCTTTCAGATGATCTTTCCATGCATCTGAAGTTTTGGATAAAGACGATGTTGTAGTTCGAACAATGTTCATCCCTTTAAGATGCACTTGTTCCCATTCACCAGATTCTACCATTTTCTCTTTTTCGGAGATCGATAGAATCATTTCTTTAACCTCACCTGTCTCGGTGTTCTTCATATCATACGTCGGCATCTATTTCACTTTCTCCAGGCGGTAGTGTTTTGTCTCTTCGAGCAATAACAGTATAACCTACTCGGTAATTGCTATGTTCAACAATAACCCAATTTTGATCGATCTCAGTTATGTATTTAGCGATTACTGGAAACAGACCAAAACTTCTTTTGAAATCCGCAGTGTCGTGAAACGCAATATACTTAGTGATTTTAGGAGCGTGCAATAGTAATTCTTTTTGAAGGTGTGCTGGATTATGTAAAGAATCAATGTGTAACATTTCATACTCACCTTGCGCGGTTACACGATCAGCACTTGAGGCTTGAATAAAACTAAAATCTATACCGTTTTCTTCTGCATATTTTTCGAACAATGGTAAATAAGGTCCAACGTTTCTATTTACATCAACGCCACACACTTTAGTTTTATTAGTTGTCAATGTCATCAATGCTAAACTCATTCCCTGATTTACACCGAGTTCTTTGATAGAAGTACATTTACTAGCGTACTTCACGAGATTTGGATGATGATAAAAACCTCCGCCGCCAAGTTTCTCTTTATAAATTTCAACAAACTCTTGTAAATCTTTTGCACTGGTGCAGTCAACATCACTTTTCATAATTATCTTCCTATTGTGTAAAAATACCTATAAGGCACCCCGAAGGGTGCCCGTTAGATAAGGATCACCCCCTTGCGACTTGTTGTATGGCAGCTTCTAAGAATGCTTGTTTTTTCTGCATTCTATATGCCGCCTCCGATTTCCCTTTTTTATTTAACTTGTGGATATAATGTCCAAGTTCTCTAGAATCTTTTCTTAGTCTTTCAATTTGATTTGCTACCATAGGCAACTCCTGTTCTAGTTAATGGGGAATTATAATCAAGCTGGGATTAAGTCTGGTAGGGCCTCCTTAACTAATTTTTCTGTTAATCCTTTCACGGGTGACTTTTTGTTTATCATCGATACTAGTATTTTAGCATCTTCTGGATGAACTGATTCGCAAATTTCAATGAACATCTTTTCTCTTTTAATGGTATTGAGATTTTCACTCTCACGCAAACCTTTTACGAAATATTTAAATTTCATATGTTGTTTGAGTAAAGTAGATGGATATGATTCTTCTTTATTGGGAGTGTAGGGTACTGTACCCGATGGTAGATTCCATTGAATATTGGGATCAAAGGTGCCTTGCAGAACATCTCTTACAGGCATTATATTATTTTCTTGTAGAACGTTAATTTTATCTTTTCTTGTTTTTGCTGAAGATACTTTATTCAGTATCTCATATACTTCCAATTTTCTCATACTAATAGCCATGCATTTTCCTTGGCGCGTTAAGCTTCATTATACACATATCTATAAGGGTTGTCAAGTGTT